TTGGACTTCCTCATTCCGCCACGTCGCTCGCTGATGGTGTCGGCCCACTTCAATGCCACGTCCTCTGTCTTGAAATCCGATACCGCACCCTATTGGTCTTATTGGGACAAGCCAGCGGTCAGCGAGGCGGGAACGGAAACGGTCACCGGCTATGTGCGCGGCTATAGCGCCTCGCGCTTGGTGACGAAGGTCGAGTCCTTGCATGGTGCTCCTGTCAACGCGGGCGAGATCGTGGAATTCGTGAACCTTCCGTTCGACATATCGCTGCCCGCAGTTCTGAACGAGGCGCTGGCCAAAGGACAGGTGCGGATAGATGGCGTGGGGCGGGAGGTCAGCCGCGAACTGCTGCTGGCAATCGAGGACGGCAAGAGCGTGCGCGTCACCTATCGGCCTTACATCACCGGGCAAGAACTCGTTGGGCCAGAGATGGCGAACCCGATCAAGTTCAACCTGACCAACGTGGTCATTTCAGGCTTCACCGTGCAGGGCGACATCGTCCTGCCGACGCACGGCAACAAGCGGTTCCCCGGCGAGATTTATTCGGTTGAGCGGTTCCGCTCCTTGGGGTTCTGAATGCACTGGACCGTGGGCTATCTCGGCAAGCCTTGGTCGCCCGGCGCGAACGGACCTGACGCCTACGATTGTTGGGGGCTGATCCGCGCAGTGCTGAAAGACCGGGGCGGCATAGACATCCCCGCCGCGCCTGTGGCTAGGGAACGAGACAGCCTGAGAGCGGTCCTGACGGCGTTTCGGGACAGCCCGCTCTATCAGCTATGGCGGCCAGTAGACCGGCCAGAGGCGCTTGATGTGGCTCTGATGGCAGAGGGTAGACACCCGGTTCATGTGGGCGTGTGGGTGCCTGAGGGGCGGGGCCGGGTTCTGCACGCAACTCAGGGCATGGGCGTGGTATGTATGGATTTGCCCACTCTGGAATTCAACGGGTTCCGAGTGCTCGGGTGGTACCGCCATGCAGATCGTTTCTAGGCAAGGACAGGAAGCTATGGCTGCGCTTCGCAGCCTGCCCGCGCGGAGTGCTGAGCCTTCAGCGTGTATCATCACGCGCAACCCATTCGATCCTGACCAGCGCGAAGTCGGCGTCATCCTTGACGAAATGTCATTAAGCAGCGTGGCGGCCTACTACGGCATCGACCCCACCGCGCGTCCGGTCATAGCCAAGGTGAACGGGGCCTACGTTCTACAGAAGGATTGGGCTTCGACTTGGGTAGACGCCGGTTCGTTCGTGGAGTTTTTCTGCTTGGTGCAGAGCGGGGCCAAGAATGTTCTCAAAACGATACTGAGCATCGTCCTTGTGGTCGCGGCGGTAGCGTTGGCGCTACCGACTGGCGGCCTGTCGCTTGCAGTGGCCGGGGCGCTTGGTGTTGGTGCCGGTGTGGCGTCAGCGATCATCGGCGCTACCATCATCGCGGGCGGCTCGCTGCTGCTTAACGCGGTCATCCCGCCGTCAAAGCCCACATCGCTGAGTTCTGCTGCTGCGGTCAGCAACGTATCAGGCGGCACGCTCGGTGGCGGCAGCACAGGCGGCGGTGGTTCTATCGGCGTGGGTGCCGTGGCCGGGCCTAGCCCCACCTACAGCATTGGCGCGCAGAGCAACACGGCGCGTCTCGGCGCGGTCATCCCTGTTATTTACGGACGGCATCTAGTCTACCCGGATTATTGCGCGATGCCGTGGACCGAGTTCGAAACCAACAAGCAATATCTCTACCAGCTATTCGTGATCGGTGAGGGGCGGTATGAGATAGAGCAATACAGAATTGGCGAAGCGCAGATCGGCAATTTCACCGACCTTGACTACGGCACGGTCGAGCCGGATGCGGAGTTCACCGAGTTCGCCACCAATGTCTATTCCGCGCGCGAGGTTGTCGGTCAAACCCTGTTCGGGACCAATGAGGCTGAGGCCGGTCCGGTCGGCCCGTTCCCCGCTAACCCACCGGGCACGTCCATCGCGGCGGTCAACGTAGACCTCGCCCTGCCGCGCGGCCTGATCGAGGCCGACCTGACTTCGCTGACGGTGACGGCGACGATCACGGCACGCGAGATCGACGACGAGGGCACCGCGCTCACCGGCTACTCTACCATCGGCACGTTCAACTTCACCGCCACCACGACTACGGCGCAACGGTTCACCTTCACCTATGCCTTGCCGTATGCAGGGCGGTGGGAGGTCCGCGTGCAGCGAACCAACGCGGCTGACATTGACGATCCCGGTTCCGCTGACTTGCTCGTATGGGAAGGACTAAAGGGCATCCTCACCAGCACTACGGAATTTGGCGGCGTCACCCTGCTATGGGTGTGGGTCAAGGCCAGCGACCAACTGAACGGCACCACGTCGCGGCTGATCAACACCATCGTCACGCGGAAGCTGCCTATCTGGAACGGCGAGGAATGGTCTAGCCCACAGGCAACCCGGTCTATCGCGTGGGCGGCGGCTGACATGCTGCGCAATCAGGACTACGGGGCAGGTCTGACCGATGACGAGATTGACCTTGCCGGGCTGCTAGAACTTGACGCTATCTGGACCGAGCGCGGCGACACGTTCAACGCGGTGTTCGATAATCCCTCTACCGTTTGGGATTGCTTGGCTCAGATCCTGAGGGCCGGTCGTGCCCGCGCATTTCAGCAAGGCGGCAAGATCAGGTTCTATCGCGATCAGGAACAGGAAGTGCCCATCGGCATGTTCTCGCTGGCGAACATCAATCAGAATACGTTCAGCTTGCAGTTCGCGTTCCCCATCCCCGGTGAGACGGCGAGCGGCATTGAGGGCGAGTTCTTCAATGAGCTTGTGTGGCGACCGGCTGTCGTGCTTAGCGGCGAGCCAGAGCGCGCGAGGGAAAGCCTGTTCGGCATCACCAATGAGGATCAGGCGCAGCGGGAAACGGACTATCAGGAGAGGGCCAACAGATTGCGCCGGGTGTTCGTCTCATTCGAGACAGAGCTAGAAGGATTGATACCCAGCCAAGGCGACCTGATCGTGCTGTCTCACGACTTGCCAGAGTGGGGGTTCTCCGGCGACGTTGTCGGGTGGGATGAGGCCCCTATGCTGTTGCGCCTGTCGGTGGACGTGGAGCTTGACGCTGAGTTCAGTTGGACGATCCAGCTAAGAGACACGCGCGGTCGCCCATCCAAGCTGCTGTCTATTCAGGCGACACCCTTCACCGATCAGGTGCAGTTGCTTGACGCGCCTGCCTACTATGACGACACCTATTTCAACATCACGCTGGGCGAGTCACAGGAGCCGACACACTTTGCTATCGGGCGGTCGAGCAGGGAGCCGAGGCTGGCGCTCGTCACCGGCATCTCGCCAAAGACCGACACCATTGAAATTCAGGCCGTGCTGGAAAACGACGGCGTTCACGTCGAGGCATAGGAGAGACAGATGGCGCTACTCAATCTTGTCCGCGTGACGTGCGCGACACTCGGCACCGGCACGCTGACGCTAGGCGATCCGGTGGAGGGTTTCCTCAGCGTGGCCCTAGCGGGCGGCGTCAACAGCACGGTCTATAGCTACGGCATCGAGGCGGACTACGTTGACGGCGTAGCCACCAGCCGCGAGGTTGGCACCGGCACATGGTCTTCAGGCGGGAACACCCTGACGCGCACGGTGATCAACTCCACCAACAGTGACAACCCGCTCAACCTCAGCGGCGATGCGCGCGTGATCATCACCGACTTGGCTGAAGATCACCTAATGCCCGCCGACATTGCGGATTTCGTGACGCAAGACGACATCGAGACGTTCGCGATGGTGAAGTTGGCGGAAGGGACCGTGACCGGCGATCCGCTGTTCGTGACGATCCAACTACCTACTGGCTACCGGAACTTCTGCCTGAACATCAACGGAATGATCAGCAACTCCACCTCAGCGGATTATCTGTATGTCCAGCTCTCGAGCGACGGCGGGGCAACGGTAAGGAACGCGGCTAACTCCTACCGCTACTACGTCGATGGCGGGTTCATGGTTGACGCCGAGACATTCTTTGGTGAGGCGGAGGATGGCTACACCGGGTTCTATGTCACCGGCTCAATCCCCTATGATACCGTGGCTACGCTCTATGGCTCGGACTTCAAGCTGTGGATTCACGAGCCGCGTCAGGCGCGGGCCACCACAATGCAAGTTCTCGGCGTGAGCCGCTGGTCGCACAGCACCGTGCGCGGTGGCGCTCATTCGGAACTTGCGGCGGTAGACAACGCGGTGCAGATTTCCGCGTTCAACGCGGATGGTATTTCCAA